GTGCGAGAAAAAAAGACATGCACAGATCCTTATCTTCAACATGCCTGGGTTTCTGTATGCATCGATATTTTAACTCGTAACGTTGCGAGAGCGGAATTTGAAGTACGTAAAAATGGGACTGTAGAACGTGACACTGCTCTTGCTAATCTTTTTAGATTTCCAAATAAAAATCTGAGCCGCTTTGATTTATGGAAACAGACTTGTGCCTGGTGGAGTCTGGATGGTGAAGCATTCTGGTGGTTCGGAGAAAATTATGTCTGTGGAATTCCAACTGAGATTTACATTCTTAATCCGCGATATATGCAGCATGTCGTTGACGGCGGAAAAATTACCAAATGGGTTTACACGGAAGAAGGCAGCGGACGGCCGCTGATGATTCTTCCTGATGAGGTAATTCATTTTAAGGACTGGAACCCATGGAATGTCTACAGGGGCGTAAGTCCGCTGGTAAGTTTGGGGCTTGAGGTTGAACAGGATTTACTTGCGGCAAAGCAAAACACAGGCTTGCTAAAAGAAGGAGGAGTTCCGAAAGGGCTCTTAAAAACTGACCAGGTATTGACGGAAGCAGAAGCGGAACTTCTTGCAAGAACCTGGGATAGGAAGTATGGCCGCGGAATGAAAAACCGTGTTGCCGTTTTGGGTAAAGGGACGGAATATCAGCCGCTTACTTTTAGTCCTGATGTTCTCAAGCTTTACGATATGAAGAAGTGGAACTTGTATACCCTGCTCGCGAAATATGGGATACCTCCACGAGTAGCCAATATACAAGATTCTAAGAGTTCCTTAAGTGGTACTGACACTGATAGTCAGCACAGAGCTTTCTGGAACTATACCTTGATACCGCTTCTGAAGAACTTCGAGGAAGTTTTAGAAGTGCAGTTGTTCAGAAGATTTAATGTGCCTGAAACAGGTACGTTTAATCTCGAATCTATTCCGGAATTACAGGAATCAGAAGATGCACAAAGTAACAGGGATATTGCAGAAATAAATGCAGGTTTGAAAACCATAAATGATGTTCTGCGTAAACGCGGGGAAGATGTAAAACCATGGGGTGACACCTGGTTCAGAGCTTCATCATTGGTTCCTGTTGAACAATCTCAATAACAAAAAGAGGTACAAAAATGAAAAAAATCATAATTGCAGTATGTGATGATTTTACAAAAGAAATTATCACTCATTGTGCAAAGGCAGCAATGCCTTCACTGCAGATTGTAGATGGTTCAAATGATACTGACATTATTTATCATTTGAAGAGTGCTGAAGATGATATTGTCATTTTTGATAAGTATTTTCTGAGTTATGTTCTTCGACTCAAAATGACTGCTTTGCGTGTTTATAACAGCAAACTTCGGATTATTTTTGTTGAGCAGGGAGACTGTTCAAGATTCTTTGGTCTTCGAGTTTACGACCTTAAAGCTGATGGCTTTATTTGTAATATTCGTAACAAAAAAGAATTTGTGAATAAGCTGCGTAATATCTTTTCCGGTGAGAAGATTTTTCCGGAAGAAGTTTTAGACAGTCTGGATTCAAACGAACATTTGCGTTTCCATAAGTATTGCTCTGAGGTTACTGAAATGGAGCTTGAGATTGGTATGTATCTTGGAGAAGGAAAATCAATAAAACAAATCAGTGGACTGGTTAGTGCATCCTAGTGTGCTGTCGGTATTCATATCAGCAGGCTTAAAAAGAAAATCGGTTTTGAGAGCATGAAAGATTTTAGTGTTCTGAATAAACAGCTGGAAAAAATAAACTTAAGGAGCTGGAGTTGTTAGTAAAAATTGACGGAGTGGAAAACAAGGAGTTTTCCAGAAACAAGAATCTGTTTTTATCTTTCCTAAAGGACAATACACATTCTGGAAAGGTTTCGCCACAGGTCGAAGTCTTCAAAAGCATTGATGTACAGAAAGATTCATTTCATTGGGTAATGAGCACTTTTGATGTAGACCGTGATTTTGAAAAAGTCGACCCAAGCGGATGGAACTTAAAGAACTATCTTGCGAATCCTGTAATCCTCTGGAGTCATGATTACTCTATTCCAGCGATAGGATATGCGGAGAATGTGAAGGCTGATACAGCGCTCGAGGGAGATATTGTATTCAACTCGAAAGAGTTTGACGAGTTCGGATGGAGTATCGGGGAGAGAGTTAAGGCCGGGGCTTTACGCTGTGGCTCTGTTGGATTTATTGCAGAGGAAGTTGAGTTTCTTGAAGCCAAAGACCGCGAATGCGATCTGATTTTCCGAAAGCAGGAACTTCTGGAGTTTTCTATCTGCTGTGTTCCGGCAAATCCTTTTGCCCGAAACAGAGAGAAAAAACTGGAGATTACGGAAGTAATTCAGGAACCTGAGGAGCTTTCGTATTGGGATAAGTTGACTAAAGGCCTGGCACGGGCTTAGTAGTGCAAATAAAAAGAAAGGCTGTGTTTGGGAGGACACAGTTTGATATGAATAAGGTGGTAAAGCTAAAAATTGCTTTCGCAATTTTTTTAACGCTTTGCTATAGAACACCGCGCGCCCGCGCGCTTACACAGGAGGAAAACTTGAACGAAGTAATTGTATCACTGCAGCAGAAATTAGAGAATATGAAAACTCTTGTTCCAACTGAAGCTGCAACACCGGAACAGATTTCAAAGTATTTCAATGAAAATGAAGAAATCATTGCTGGCATTTTGAAGGCTGCCGACAGTCAGACAACTGCAACAACAAGTGAACTTGAAGGAATCAAAGAAGCTGTAAAAGAGCTTCGTAATCTTATGCGTAAAGCTGATACCGAAATGAAACCTCTCTCTTACAGAGACGTATGTTACAATCTTGGTAAAGCTTTGTGCGCAGCCTGGAACAAGGATGCAGAAACTCTTGGCCAGCTTAAGTTCTGTCCAAACATCAGAGCTGAAAAATGGAACAATCCGAAAGACTTCTTCTGGGAAACCGGAAAAGGATTTGTGCCATCAAAATCCGTTTTGGGTGAACCAATCGGAAATCTTGCAAACAATGACCAGTATCTTATCAATCCAATCTATGAAGAGACCATCATGCAGGAAGCTGCAAAGCAGTCTCAGATGATGAATCTTGTTACCCACCGCCCTATGAGTGGGCCTTCAATCTTTATTCCAGAAAGAGACCGTGGCGGAATCGAATTGAAATGGTTGACTTCATACGGCCAGAAAATCGACGCAACGAAATCAAACATGCCGACAAGAACAGAGCTTAAAGCTTATACACTTGCAGGCTATGTTCCATTCTTCGATGAGTTCGGCGAAGATATTTTTGTTGACCTCGGTAAGATGTTCGTTGAAGATTTCACAGAAGCTTATGGTCAGTAGTTTGACCGTCAGTGTCTTATTGCTGACGATGACCCGTTCACAGGTGCCATGAATATGGAACACGCAGAAGTTTGCCGTATTCAGATTACAGATGAATCAAAACTCACATACCTCGACTTCCGCAAGGCAGAGCTGCAGGTTGAACCGAAAGAAAGAAAATATTGCAAATGGTTCCTTCATGAAACCTTCCTCAATCATATTGCAAACATCCAGGACGACAACCACAACCCAATCTGGAGAAAGCCAGGTGACGGAATGCCGGAAAGAATCGACGGCTACGACGTTGTTGAATCAAGACTGATGCCGCAGCTTGCAGACATTGAAGCTGACAGCGTAATTGCCATCTTTATGAATCCAAAAAGAATCATCCACGGTAACCGCAAGGGAATCGAAATCAAGCGCTTCGACGAAACAACAGAAGGCCTGGAATACGGCGAGCTCTTTATGCGCTTCCTTAAGCGTGACGGCTTCCTCGTCACTCGACCTAAAAAGAATATGGTATTGCTCAAAACAGCAACTGAATAACAAACAACAGTCCAAAGATAGAGGTGGTAAAGCTAAAAAATTGCTTTCGCAATTTTTCTTAACGCTTTGCTATAGCATAGCTTTGGAAAGCGGGGGCGAAAATTCCCTAACCGAAGTGAAGGCAAATGCAAGGCTGCGTAGCACCCGAAGGGCTTGGTCTTGTATTTGACTGAACGGAGGTTATACTAGCCTTTGCCCCGCTTTACAGTGGAGGAAGATTTGAAACCTTTCACATTTGAAGAACTACAGAAAATATTAGAACTTAAAGCCGAGTAAATAGAAACTGATTCTTTAATTTTTGCAGCAACAATTTCTTATATTGAAAAGCTATTAGGCTACACTCTTGAAGATAAAAACTACAACGAATTACATACAGTAAAGGACTGTATGGTTTTTACGGATCACGAAAACATTTCTGAAATGATAAATATCATTGATATGACAACAAAGCTCCGTGTTCCTAATTGTGTAATTGAGGGACAGCGTATTTTATTCATAGATCCAAAACTTGAAGGTCATGTTGTATTTCTGAATTATAATGCTGGTTTTACAGAAGAAACATTACCGGCAGACTTAAAAGAAGTTATAGTAAAACTTTTCCTTCTAAAAAAGAAAGACTTTATTAAGCAGACAAATCTTGATGATGAAACAGGATTTGAATTACCACAGGATATTCAGTCTGTAATCAATTTATATAGAAGAAAATGTTTATGAAAAGTTTTGAGCCTGTTTATAAAGAACTGGAATATCTCTTAATTCAGAAGCTGCCTGACTACATTGAGAAAATCAATAAGGAGCATAATGACGGGATTATTCTTAAACCTTTTGAAAACACGACTCTCGCAGAGAACTGTATCAAACTGCCTTCATTTACATTTAGTATAGAAGAAACTGAGTATTCTGAGAAAGACAGGATTATTGAAAATACAGTTTACACAATATGTCTTGAAATAAAGCTGTCATCAAATACAGAAGATGAACAGATAATCTTCTGGAGATATGCAGAAGCCGTAATTGAAATGATTTACAGCGAAGATACAGAATACTTTTTTGATGTTTCTAAAATGAAAGGAAATCTTCTATATTTAAGGGTAAGTAATGAGTATTAAAAGATATTAAAGTACAACTTTATAGAAAAAACTCGATAAAATGTTATAATAATACATGAGGAGATTCTAAAATGGCTAAAGATTATAAGATTCCACTTTTACCTCTTGATATGGATTTGGAAACAAAGCCTATCTTAAAACAACTTTCACTTGCATCCCGTGCGCTTGCAGAATTGAAAGGTGTTGCTAAAACTATTCCTAATGAAAATATTCTCCTCAATACACTTGTTCTTCAGGAAGCTAAGGACAGTTCCGAAATTGAAAACATTGTAACAACACAGGATGATCTTTATAAAGAAGATGTAGAATTCAGCGATGCAAAGAAAACTGTTGAACGTGTAGCTGCAAAAGAAGTCCTCCGATACAGACAGGCGATGCAGAGTGGCTTTGCACTTGTTCGAAGAAACAAGCTTTTAACAAATGCTGTTATAAAACAAATTCAGCAGGAACTTGAAGAAAACAGAGCCGGCTTTAGAGCACTTCCTGGTACTCAACTGAAAAACGGAAATGATGAAGTTGTTTATACTCCGCCACAGACAAAAGAAGAAATTGAAAACTATATGACAAATCTTGAAAAGTTTATAAACGATTCTAATTTCTGTGAACTAGATCCTCTTATTAAACTTCCAATTATTCATCACCAGTTTGAGAGTATTCACCCATTTTATGACGGTAACGGAAGAACAGGAAGAATTATTAGTATATTATTCCTCGTAATAAATGATTTGCTTGATTTACCCATTTTGTATTTAAGCCGTTACATAAATCATAACAAAGCTGAATATTATTCTTTGATTCAGGCAATCAGAAATAATGCATCAGATAATCATAAGGACTGGGAAAACTGGATTTTGTTTATTCTGAAAGGAATTGAGCAGACTTCTAAGGAAACAGTAATTCTTGTACAGGAAATCAAAAAGCTCATGGATGACTACAAACAGAAGCTTAGACCAATGTTTGGAGCAAAGTATAATCATGAACTTTTGAATAATCTGTTCAGACATCCATACACCAAGATTGAGTATATTGAACGCGATTTAGAAGTTAGCAGATTCACTGCTGCTAAATATCTGGACTCAATCGTTGAAAATGGACTTGCAGAGAAAATCAAGATAAATACAAGCAACTATTATATTAATAAGAGTCTTGTAGACTTGTTCATTAATCAGGCAGATTTATACAAATGATATGTTGAAAAAATTGAAAATTTTCAACATATGAAAAAGTATATGTTGAAAAAAACAAAAAAATTCAACATAGGTCCTTTGACATGAAAAAAACAGAAATTTACAACATATCAGTAATTTAATATGACAACAGTATTGGGATAATAACCTCATGATTGAAATAAATAAAGAAGAAATATAGTAAAACTTATTATTTTTTCCTTTTGCGTTATACTAACTTTGAAAGTTTTTATTTGTAATATGATTTGAAAAATAAGCTTATGAGTTACACAAAAAAAATAAGAAGGATAATAAAAAATGGGATTAACAAAAAAAACATATCTGAAAAGAAAAAATCAACGACATATTTATGAATCACGAAAAAGAGCAGCAAAAATAAAAAATAAACGATTTATAAAAAAAACAAACAGGTACAAGAAAAAACAGGAAATAAGAGAACAAACACATTCCTACGAAAAAATACGACGTCAAGCTAGACGAAGAATTTTTAACGATTATGATTTTAATAATCAAAATACGTTAGATGTAATTATAGATAAGACCTTGGGAATAGAATTGGGAGATATTGATAGTTTTATTAAAATTGGTAAACAAATTGTAGAATCTAATGCTAATGATATTAAGCTTGATCTAACAAAGTGTGAAAAATTATGGCCAAGTGCAATTATGCTACTTTGTTCTTTCCTTGAATGGAGAACTCTTGCTTTCAAATATTCTCAAAAAAAACATAAATCTTCAACAAGACCAAAACAAGGATCATACGGTCCAAGAAATAAAAAACTTGCAGATTATTTATGTCAATCTGGTTTTTATGACTATGTGCACGTTGATCATCATAAACCAATCCCAATCAATCCTGATGAAATTGTAAAATTGGAATTAAACAACTGCCGAACAGTTATTGATAAAAAAATGCAAGAATTAGAAGACTTGATTACAAGGAAAGCACAACTAACTGATTCTGAAAAAGAGGCAGTTAATTGTAAGGTTATTCCAGAAATTATTAACAATGCAACAGAGCATGGTGAAAACTGTATAGATCAAAGCTGGTGGACGATGGGACAATACTTCCCAGATTTACATATAATATCAATAAGTATTGCTGACAATGGAATTGGTTTTAAGGAAACCCTTTGTACAGGGCCACAATCCGATGATTCATTAATAAAGGATTTAATAAAAAAAGACGCAAGTGAAACACAATTCATTGAATTAGCTTTTAAGGATGGAATTAGCGGTGCTATGGATGCAAATAATTGGGAATTAAGTCATATTCATGAGTATCTACCCAATGGTAGAAATAGAGGCGGTGGAATGTCTGGTATAAAAGATACTTGTAAACAGTGTGGAATAAAACTTTCTATTTTTTCACAAAGTGGCTATATTATTTATGATGAAAATGGTAATATTAGTAGCAAAAATTCTTTTGATAAGAGAATTTTTGGGGGAACTTTCTTTAATCTTGTAATTCCAGGAATTTAAGGAGCCTTATATGATGGAAGACAAAACAATAGATGTTGGAAATCAATTTTATCCGAGATTAACCAATCGAAATGAAAACTTTGGAGATGGACAGCATACTGCAGTTGATTTTAGAAATCAATTCTTGAAGGATTATGATAATCCAGAAATTTGGAAATCTTCAGATATAAAAACAATTACTTTTGATTTTTCTAGTGTTACCTCTATAATACCATCTTTCGCTAATGAAGCTTTTGCATACTTCAGAAAATACGCAGATGCAAAGACAATAAAGAAATATTTTAAATTTATCAATATTTCTGATGTAAAACAGGATTTAATTGATTTGGAATTTATGAAAGGATATAGAGCATAAAAACATGAAAAAAGAAATTAACTGGAAATATCCAATATGTATTTTTGCATTCTTTTTGTTTATATTTATTGGTATTACTATAATTTTTAGTTTACATGGATATAACTTTAAGACATTAAAAACTTTTCCAGATGATGAAAATTTAGCAGACATTTTAAATAACATAATCAGTTACATTGGTATCTCTTTAGGATTATTTTATTTCATTTTTAGAATAATAATAGAAAACTCGAAAGAAGATACTATTACAAAAAATAATACATATAAATATATCGATAATGTAATTGATGAATGTCATGAAATTATGGAAAATTTATTTCATAAAAAAATAAAAACAACTGACTTAAAAAGCACTATAGATAATCTTAACTCAAAAAGTGTTCTTATTCAGAATTTTATTGAAATCAACGACAATAAACTTGATGAAAAATTTTATGATGCAAATTCTTCATATGCGGCATGGAATTCTTTCATTACCACTTGTAGTGTTGTAAATATTTCTTCACCACAATATTCAAACTTAAACTTTATGGCAGAACGTGACCAATATTTGGAAGTGTATCGTTTATTTAAATGTTCAATATACTCACACATGTAATTAATTACTTAGAATTACAAATTAAACTTAATTATATAGTGTGTTAATATCAGTCTAATTCACTAAAGACAAAAAAATATTCTGACCTAAAAGGTTAAGAAATCTGAATCTTTAGACTGGTCTGAAATACAACTTAATTATAAAAACATATAGTTTAGACTTTGTAATATTTGGGGGCATAGTATGGTGACCCCATTTTATATTAACCCCTTGTAAAACTATCTTAACTTAAACGCAAAAAACATTAACTCATACGCAAAAAACATTAACCTCGGCGGGGGCGATTTTGGACTTACACTGTAGTCATGAAAGTTCAAGGTAGAGACTGCACACTGACGATAGCAAAAGACGGCGAATATTATCCATTACCCTACAGCGAGGAAACTGTACGCACTGCGCCCAAAGGCTACGCTCTGCCTGGAGTGATTGGCTTAAGGAACAGAGAGAAGCTTGTTGAAACCGGCAAGGCAATCACCGGCTGCGTGGTTACGAGACTTGAATATAATAATATTCTTGCTCTGTTTCTTTTGCTTTTTTATTCGAATGAAAAGTTTGATATTCTTGTAGACCGTGTTTGTGAAAAGCTGATTTATAAAAATGTATCTGTAAAAGATTTTGAACTTCGTGCAGAAAATAATGAGCCTCTTTGTTTCAGACTTGATGTAAAAGATAATGAAGATTCTTTTACTACTGGTTGGGATATTACTACCCCATCTTTGCCATGGAGTGAGTGCCGCACTTTTTATTATGACGGCCACAGTGTAATTGCAGACTTAAAAAAGTTTCCTCTTGTTTACCGCTTTGAGCTTACAGGAAAGTTTACTGAAAAAGCAAAGTATCAGATTACTCTGTACTTTCCATTAAACACAGAACATTATCCGACTCAGAATAAAATAGAAAAGCTTACTATTACACTGGACCAGCAATTTGGAATCTGGTTAGACCTTTATGACCTGAAGCCTCTTGATGATATAGCAGATATTAACTGCGCTGACACAGTGCTTTGTTATCAGAAGTTTGAAGTGACAGGAATTGTTGTTTTTAATATCCGTAACAGTGAACAAAACACACAGGTGGTGATATGAGATTCTACGAGTTACCGCCTGAAGTTGAAAATAAGATTCGCGATACTGATGCACGTCCATTTGTACGTATTGTTCTGGAACTTAGTGGCGGCGATGTTAATATTCCGGACTCTGATATTCTTGAATGCGTTGCAACTTCTTATAACACGGAAGCTGGTGGAATTGTAAACTGCGGCGAGCTTCTTTTGAAAGGCATTTATGATATTGAAAAGAATCCGGACTATGTTCCTGGCCTTGGAGTTCAGATCTGGTATTGTTTTGGCGACAGGACTAATACATTTTTCCGTTTTCATATGTTTGTGGATGACAGCGGATTCCAAAGTCAGGAAACTGGATTTCTTGATAAGACTACAAAGGTACGTCTGATTGATTTGAGTACAAAACTTGATGACACAAAGCTGCAGCGTAACTGGACAGATGCTCAGACAGTTGTTCACTCTGTTGTTTGTAACAGACTGCAGCCGGAGAAATCTCTTGTTCATATTATTGCAGCTCGTGGTGGCATTCGTGCTAATGAAATTAACTGTGGCTCTTTACCTTTTGGCATTCCTTATGTTGTTGTGGCTGGTTCTGCCTGGAAGGAGCTTTGTGCTCTGGCTAAGGCTTATGACGCTGTTGTGGAATGCGGTAAGGATTTGACACTGAGCTTTATTGAAAGTCCTTATGATACAGAAAATGATTACAGTGAAGATTCTGATTTTACTTTGGATGAAACTCAAATTACTCATTACAGATTTTTTAATAACAATGATAAATATGCGAATAATGTTCGTTTGAAGTATACACGCTATGTACAGACTGAACGCCAGGAGCTCTGGAGCTACTCTGATGCGCCGGTTTGGTATGACGAGGATATGAAGCCATACTATCCGTTTACGGATGATTCGAGAAAAATTATTTCTGACAATGATTACCAGGCAATCTACACCGCTAAGAACGATGAAGGAAAAACTCGTAATGTTGTTTATGCGGACCAGCTGGATTCTGAGCAGGACTTTTTAGAGGCCATTGAAGTTACTGGTGAGGATAAGCCGGTTGTTGTTCAGTACGACACATCAATTTATAAAGATAGAGCAATCATTCAATTAAATCGTGATGGAAAATTAATTGGACTTCGCAAGGCTGCCATTACAGGTCGGGCAATTATTTCTGAAACTAACTACAGCATTTTTGTAAAAGACGATAACGAGATTGCGGCTAAAGGTCAGATTATAAAAAACGTTACTTCAAAATATCTGTCTGATGATTTATTTGAAGATGAACCTTTCTGCCTGCGTCGTGCGAAGGATCTCCTTCATGATTGTATCAACTGCAAAGGCGGCTATTATCTGACAACTTATCTTCCTCTGATTCATGCCCGTGTGGGAGCATTTATGGATATTCGGCTTAATGCTCAAAGTGGATTTAAGAAAGTGAGAATTGATGAACTCACGTTTCGTTATAAAAAGGAAGAGGCGTTCTCTTCGGAGATTTGAGTGACTCGTGTATGACGTGGTAAGGAGGATGATTATAGAAAATATTGAATTGTTAGTTAAGTCTATGAACGGCTTACAGGTGGAGCTTTCTGGATTCAGGGCAGAAATGAAAGAGTTTAAGACTGCAGTTGAGAAAAGAATGGATTGTCTGGATAACAGGTCCACGGCCTGCCAGTTTAATCCGAATGTTTGTGCTACTGCTCGTCGCCTTGAAGAACATATTAAGGCAGACAACGGAAAAGCCGGAAGAAACATGGCTGTGATTGCCTGTGTGATTTCCTGCTTTAATGTGGCGGTTACGGTTATCACGCTGATTGTGCGTGGTTTATAGGTTCCCCGGTCAAGCCGGGGAATGACACTTGGAGAATGTAATATGGACAATTCTAATTTGCGAATGCGTTTAATGCTGGAAGCTGAAAAAGAAATTGTTGAAGGACTGACAGAGGCGGAACGTTACCGCTACTTTCTTGGAAGAATGCAATTTTTGAAATATGAAAGCGGAAAGGAAAATCTTTTGGGCTCTGATTGTTCAGGCTCTGTTTGTCTTGCCCTCTTGCTGGCTACCGGTTGTGCTATTCGCGTTACTGCGGATGCATTATTCAAAAAGTATTTTACAAAGAAGAATCCTGAAAAGGATGATATTCAAGCAGCTTTCTTCATAACACTTTATGACAGAAAACTTGGATCCAGGATCTACAAGGAAAATGAAGTTTGTCATGTGGCTGGAGTTTGTGGCCGTGATGTTGTTCTGAACTGTGTGGAACCTTATTCGGAGCTTCGTTCTCTTTCTGATATGAAGCCTTATTACCAGGCAAATGATTACCGGGTGATTGTTCGTGGCTTGGATAGAGAGGCTTTGCAGAAAGCCAGTGATGATAACGTGGATTTGTTTGGAGCTGACTATGAATATGAAATGATTCGTAATGCAATAAATGAAAAAAGGTAAAGCTAAAAAATTGCTGTATCGCAATTTTTTTTAACGCTTTGCTATAGAACACCGGCCGCTCTGACCGGCGGCCTTACACAGGAGTTCGTGGATGATTAGTTTTAGATTTCAGAGACTGATTGAAAAGCTTCTTAGTGTGAAGTTTGTCATCTTCATTGTTGCGACTGTGCTTAAATGTTTTGGGATAATCGGTGGAGCTGAATGGCTTACGGTTACTATGGCTGTGATTGCTGGTCGTGAGGTTCAGAAGTTTAAGGACTTTAAGTTTACAAAGAAGGAAACGGATGAAGAAAGTTTGGGAAGTGATTAAAAAAATCTTTGTTTGGCTGGGAGCTGTGTTTGTGGCAATATTCACGGTTCTCTTTGTAAAGGAGATGCCGAAACAAGTTCGGCATGACGGTGGGCATTATGGCTATGACGATGATAAGGAGGATGCGGATGAGATTAACAGGAAGGCTGCAGAAAAACGTGATGAAGCAATTAAACGTATTTCTAATTCTGATGCCCGTACTCTGTGTGAATCTTATGGCTCAGTCTGTGACGCAATCGCCGACGGCAAGGAAAGATTCCGCCGACGCTGTGCCAGAGTTGACGATTGAGGAAGTTATGCAAATTGCGGAAGAAGAAATTGAACGCACTGCTCAAGAGGCAGTTAAGGCTGCTTTACTGGAAACTGGTGGTGAACTTGCTTTTGAAAAAGAGAGAGCTGACCAGATGGAAAAACAGAAGCTGGCTTTGGAATTGGAAAACAAGAAATTGAAGGAAGCTGCAGAAAAGAAAAAGAATCAGTTCTTTTATGGAGCTTTGATTGGTGGTACTGGCGGTGTTGTTATTACGTCGTTGGTGTTCGGAATAATTGGAGGACTGATAAAATGATTTCAAGTAAAGGAAAAGTTCGTGGATTGGTTACGATTACTGTTCGTGATTGCAATGGAAATGTAAAGTATTACAAAAATGGATTCTGGCGTCGTGTTTTGAGGCTCCCTGCTAAGCCTATGATTTTCAAGCATCATAATACAATCACAAATCAGGGTGATGGTTTGATAGCTGATTTGCTGGTTAGTAATCCGACTCAGAACAAAGTAGATTCTACAAATGGTTATATGAGAGTTGGTACCGGCTGGACAGGTTCTACTCCTAAGAACAACACAGGGGTAAATACTCCGACAGGCTCTTTCAAAAAGCTGGATTCTACTTTTCCAAAAACACAGGTAGCTTTTGGTACCTCTGGACAGAATGTTGTTTTATACCGCACTTCATTTGCTGCAGGTGATTTGAACGCTAACGGGATTAATGAAGTTGCGCTTATGAATGGAAACACTGCTGCTGCAAAGTGTCTGGCTTATGCTCAGATTACGCCTGCTGTAAATGTGACTTCTGCAGATAGTCTTCAGATAGACTGGCAGATTACTGTAAGCGGTTCTTGATATGAGTTACTCTATTGTTGGAAACGACAGAAATCCTACTGACTTTCTTACCTGGCATGAAGTTGAAATTGATGATGATGAATATGAGGATATTGAAGGTGAACTTGTTGATGAAGAGGATATTTTTGGTTACAGAGCTGTTTGCCCAAAGAACTCTAATTCAACTTCTGTAACTATTTTCTATTATTACTATGCTCCAACTTCTGAATGGTATTGGGACTATAACTATGGAATAGATTATCAGCTGGTTATTCCTGTTGTATTTGCAGCAAATGAAAATTGGGAACTGACTCAATGTCTTAATGTATCTTTTAATGAAATATCACTTAGAGGTCAAAGTAATGGCTGGAAAAGTTTTAACGTAGCTTTGACTCGTAAACTAATTGCAGGGGAAAGGATTGTATTTGGACTTTATTCAGATTTACTTGGTTATACTGCAACCGGAGAAATTGAAGATGCACAAACTACAATGTCTTATTTCTACTGGAGCCGTGCGCGACGTTCTAGTTATGCTTCGCAGATTGCTTATATAAGTTCACCAGATTTTATCAGCCAGCAGAGAAATATTTTTTATGATTGGGAAATGTGCATCTATATGCAATATGAAAATGAAATTGAATCTGTTGCATATACTAGAACTGTGCTTGGAAATGTTAGAGTTGCGACTGGTAACAGCAGAAAGCTTGTTTGGAAAAGGACTATGCTTACTTCGGGGAATCTTACGGCTTTGTATACCAGAAAATCAAACTGGAAAAGAAATACGGCTTCAAATGGACTTATAACATCAGCTGGATTCAGTTCTAATCACATTTTCAGAACTGCCAGCGGCAGCAAGAGTTTTTCTGATGATTTTGATAAAAGAAGTTTCTTTTTCAGAAGGCATGAGGACCAGGAAGGAATTACTGCCAGGAACTCTCGTTCTAATAGAATGAAGAAGGAATATTCTGATGGTTGTTCATTTTCTGATTCTCTACAGCAGCTTCTTTTGATTATCCGTTCTGTATTCTCTAATGGCGACGCTTTGGATTCTTCAAGTCATGTTGCGGACTACAAGAGACTGCCAGAATCTGTTGTGGATGATAAAGAATTGATTATTCGCTCTGGAGATAATTTCCGTAGCTTTATTGATGAAGTTGATTTTGAGGCTTTGCCGTTTGCATCACGTTTATTCTTCAGAACTGTACAGACTGTAATAAGCGTTTGGGATTGGCTGCGCGGAAAGATTCGGGAAGCTAATAATGTTGTGACTTTGTTCTGTCCGATTGCAGATGAAATTATTTTGGAGTGCAGGATATGAAACGCATATATAAGAATAAAAGTAAGCTCAGAATTATGATTGATACAAAGTGTAATTTATCGGGCTATCAGACTGTAACGATTGCAGCTCGTAAACCGGATGAATCAGAAGTGACTTTTCCTGCAGTTGTAAAAGATGAAGAAGGTGGAGTGATTTTTTATGATGTGCAGTCTGAGGAAGATATTGACCAGAGCGGCTGGTGGAGCTTCTGGCCGGAAGTTGTTTTTGATGATGACAGGACTGCACGCGGGATTTCTGTGAGGGTATTTGTTTATGAACGATGAGAAAGAAAAAAAGAAGAAGAAAAAGAAAAAAGAGCTTAAAGAGTTTTTGCCTGAATCGGTGAGAGATATTTCAAAAGATTTTATTCAGAAAATTAGTGACGATGTAAATGTATATAAAAAAATCAGATTGATAAATGGATTGCCGCCAAATTTTGAGGCAGATGAATTTGCTTCCTGGTGGAACATCGGGAGATTCTATCTTTGCCCTGATGTTCTGACTTTGTTTTATGACCATGGGGATGAACTTTGCGAAGGAGACGGAGGACTGCTTGGAACTTTTGAAGATTCTCAAAAGAAAATGATCAGCATGTACAGGCTTGCTGTTGAAAACAACTTTATAAGGAAACGTGTATGAGCTCAAAATTTGAAGAGATGGAAAAGAAATCAATTGACTCGCTGGCTAGGACTATAAAGACAAATCTTTATATTGCCGGTGAGATGCAGTTTTCTGATATCACTAACAGAGATTTTTTTATTAAGGCATATTCTCAAAAAATCCGTTACTGTATTTCCTGGAATAAGTTTTTAATCTGGAATGGAACCTGCTGGCAGATTGATACTCGTGGACGGTTTGAAGAAATGTGCGTTGACTTTATTCACAAGATGTACAGGGCTTTGCGAAGTATTGATGATTTACAGTTGAAGATTCTTTTTGAGAAGCATCTTGTAAGAAGTGAAAATTACAGACGCATTCAAGGTATGGTTGGACTTTTGAAAATGAGTAAGGATTTGAAGGTTGAAGATTTTGAGATGGATAAGGATCATCTCCTCTTTAATACTCAGACTCAAACAATTAATTTACGGACTGGAAAAATAAGAGACCCAAGCAACAAAGATTTGATTACAAATAAAAGTAATTTTGTTTTTCAGAAGGATGCTAAATGCCCGACCTGGAATCTTTTTCTGCAGCAGATTTTTAATAAGGATAATGATTTAATCCACTTTGTTCAAAAAGCAATGGGATATGCTTTAAGCGGCGATGTTAGTGAACAGTGTCTCTTTATTTTGTGGGGAACCGGAGCAAATGGCAAATCAACTTTTCTGAACGTGCTTCATCATCTGTTTGGTGACTATGCTAGAAGCACGATGATTGAAACTTTTATGAAAAAGAACAGTGAACAAAGTAATGACCTGGCACGTCTTAAAGGTGCGCGCCTTGTTACTACGAGCGAGACTGAACAGGGAAAGCCTTTGAGTGAAAGCCTGATTAAAACTGTTACTGGTGAAGATGAATTGACAGCTCGATTTCTTTATGGGGAGTATTTTTCTTTTAAGCCAACTTTTAAGATTTTTATGGCGACAAACCATAAGCCGAAAATCCGTGGTGCTGATAACGGGATTTGGAGACGTATTAAGATGATTCCTTTTACTGTAACTATACCACCGGAACAAAGAGATAAGAAGCTTACGGAAAAACTGATTGCCGAGAATAGCGGGATTTTGAACTGGCTGATTCAGGGATATGCGATGTGGAAAAAGGAAGACCTTGGAGAGCCGGATGCGGTTCGCCAAGCAAATGAGGAATATCGAATGGATATGGATGCGGTTGGAACTTTTGTGAATGACTGTCCTGAGTTGGATGCAGCTTTGCAGTGGAGACTGCATACTAAGATTTTATACGAGACTTACATTAAGTGGTGTGCGAAAAATAATGAACGGGTTATGTCACAGAAGTGGCTGGGACTTAGGATGAGTGAGAAAGGTTTTAAGCGAATGGCTACTAATGGGCAGCGGGTTTGGCTGGGGCTTGTGATTAGGAATGAATGGAGAGGTTAA